ATGTACAACTTCACACTAGCAAAGCGCGTCGAGTTTAACTCAAACCCAGCAAAGCAGCTCGACGCTATTCTGCACGAACCACTGCCACCACAGGCCGAGTTCGTGGGAGAGAACCAACACGGGACTCTCTACAAGGTAACACTACCTGCGAGCGTTTGGGCGCTCGCCATTCGTTCAGCTGAAGGCATTTGTGTGGGCTACTACCACTCGCCTTATGAAGCGGACGCCGAAATCCGAGAGGCACTCAATGCCAAATCTAAGAAAGCCAAAGTCTGACCTAGACCAATGGCAACACTTCAAAAAAGCGTTTTCGGGGGAAAGCACCCGAGACCCCATTTCCGTCAGCTGGCCCCTCGTCACCCTGTTTTTGGTGACTTTGGCGCTCGCAGCATGGGGGCTCGGGTGACACACTCTCGAGTCCAACGAGGACTTAAATCACAAGACATTGTGGCGAAGTATTTCGCCGCTAACGGTTGGCCATATGCGCTTTCCGCGGGTTCGGGCCGTCAAGGCACGGACGTCACAGGTGTTCCAGGGGTGGACATCGAAGTCAAGGCGCGTCGCGGCATTAATGTCGCAATGGCCATGAAACAACTTAGAGACCGCCACCAAGAGGGGTTGCTGCCAGTGGCAGTGCTTCGCTTGGACGGTCAGGGGGAATCACATATCGCAGACTGGCCAGCTATATTGCCTCTGTCGGTATTCCTCGACCTACTCAAAGCCGCAGGTTATGACAAACCGAAGTTTGACTGACCTTCGCGAAAGGAGCGCACATGCGCCCGCTTTTCGAAAGACTTTTCACAATCGCCGCGACAGCGGCAGCAATAGCACTTTTTAGTTCGGTTTTAACAGCAGAAAAAGCAGTTCCAGTGGTTTTCAGGGACAGACCGCCTCTCATGACGGTCGATGCCAAGGAGATAGCGCGGGAACTGTTGACAGAAAAGCACTACAAGTGTTTCAATGCACTCCTGACCAAGGAGTCTCACTGGAACGCAAAGGCTAAAAACCCAACAAGCACAGCGTCGGGTGTGGGACAGCTTCTCGAAGGGACTTACAAGAACCTTGGAATGAAGCACTCAAAAACGCAGGTGGCGCAGACAGTCGCAGCGCTTGCGTACATCGGCAGACGGTACGGCTCGGCGGGCCCTTGCGGCGCGTGGCGTCACTGGAAAAAGAACAACTGGTACTAGGGGGGACAGATGGACGAACAAAAGAGCAGCATCGAGTTGCCCGTCGATATGGCGGGCTGGCTCGAGCTGTACAAAAAGACTCAGGTTGAAATCAAGGCACTTGAAGAAAAGGCCACGACTGCGAAAGAGAAGATTCAAGAGGCACTCGGTGAAAACGAGATTGGCACCTTGGACGGCTCTCCCGTGGTTCGCTGGACAAAAGTGACCAGCACCAGACTCGACCTTCGCAAGGCCAAAGAGGTTTTGGCTCCTTCTATTTTGGGCTTCTTATCGACAGAGTCAGTCTCTCGCCGATTCACCCTTGTGGAGACTGATGAGCTTCGTTGACCCGATAGTGCCAGCGCCCGATTGGGGACGCCAGCCGAATGTGCCCGACCACGTCGTTTACGAGGACGAGGACGATGAAGAATGACATATGCCAAACTATTCAGCGACCAAGAGGAATACGCCAATGCCGTCCGTGACGTTGTTGTCCAGGCAGGTATCTGGTCACCCCGAAGTGGTCAAGTCGCAATCGGACCAAGCGAGGTGGGCCATAAATGCACAAGGCGTCTCGCGTATAAGCTCTTGGACTGGGAAAAGCCAAACGCGATGCAGGGCGGTTCGTGGAGCGCTCAGGTCGGAACGGCAATTCACGCATACTTGGCAGAGGTATTCGGCAAGCGCGAGGGATTTCTCATCGAGCAGCGTGTACAAATCCGCGGGAATCTTGCTGGGACCGTTGACCTTTATGACGTCAAGAACGGTGTCGTTCTCGATTGGAAAACGACAGGTGCGACTAAACTGGCCAACTATAAGAAGTTTGGTGCAGACCAGCAGCAGATTATTCAAGTCCAGCTCTACGCCTACGGACTCGCTCAACAAGGCGCTGATGTTAAAAGTGTGGCACTCTGCTACCTACCAACATCAGGCTCGCTCACAGACATGGTCTTGGTCATGCACGACTACGACGAGCAGGTGGCGCTTGACGCGCTTGCTCGCCTGGACTCCATTCACGCGCTTCTTGCCGCGGCAGATGTCGAGTCAAATCCAGAGATTTGGGGTCAAATACCCGCGGAAGCCGATAGGCTTTGCAGTTGGTGTCCATACTTCAAACCATTCAGTAAGTCTCTCGTCGAGGGGTGCCCAGGTGACACAGCCTGAGAAAACCATCAACGACATAATCAAAGAGATTATCGAGTCTGCTGAATGCGACCCAACCACCACCACCAACCAAACGAAAGCAGGGGAATAATGGAAGCATTCGCTTCGCCAGCCGCGTCCAGCGCGGGCCCAAAGGCAGCAGACCTCGCAGGTCAGTTGCTTATCTTCAAGCCAATCGAGTACCGTACTGGCATCGAGACGGTGAACGGCCCAGCAGACGCCATCAGCTGTGACCTTATCAACTTGGACACAGGCGAGGAACACAGCGACGTGCTGTTTTTCAATGTCGCACTTCGTTCATCACTGCGCCCGCTAATCGGGCAAAAAGTCCTAGGTCGTATCAAGCAGGGTGTCGCCAAGCCTGGCAAAACAGCCCCTTGGGTTCTAGAGGACGCATCACAAGACCCTATCGCGCTCGCAAAGGCGCAGGGACACAAGCCAGGGGCGGCAGCAGCCGCACCAGCAGCACCAGCCGCAGCAGGTATCACACCAGAAGTCGCGGCTCTATTGGCACAGCTGAACGCTAAACCAGTCTAAAGCTTCCGCAGGGAGTATCCTTCCACTCATCTGGGGAAGGCGCGACGTTGCGAGGTTCGTGCTTGGGGAAGAGCGAATCAGGCAGCACTGGGTGCAAGTCCCAGCGTCGCACGCATTGAAAAACGAACGGGGGAATAGTGTCACTAGATGTCTTCACTGCCGCTTTAAGATTCGCAGCGGCTGGGTGCTCGGTTGTGCCAGTTATGGCCGACGGCTCCAAGCGTCCAGGCATTGGCTCCTGGAAAGAGTACCAGAGCAAGATGCCGACCACCGATGAGCTGCAAGCCTGGTTCAAGGACGCACAAGGCGTCGGACTAATCACGGGCAAGATATCGGGCTCGCTCGAGATGATGGAACTCGAAGGTCGCGCCGTGGCAGACGGAATGCACACTCAAATCAAAGAGATGGCCCACGAAATGGGCATCGATGCTCTTTGGTCAAGACTTAACGATGGCTATTGCGAAATGACACCTTCGGGTGGTTTGCACTGGCTCTACCGCTTAGACGGTGAAGTCCCAGGCAACACAAAGCTGGCTCGCAGGCCAGGTGCAAATGATGGCGTAGATGTGCTTGCCGAGACTCGCGGCGAGGGTGGCTTCGTGGTGGTCGCACCAACAGGCGGCACCTGCCACCCATCGGGTGGGGTCTGGCAACTTATTTCGGGCTCGATTGAGACAATACCCGTCCTGAGCCTCGACGAGCGCGAGACGATTCACTCTTTATTCAAATATTTTGACCAACTTCCAAAGGCTTCCGTGGTGGCTTCCGAGGTCTCCGTGGGTACTCGGGAAGAGAACCGCGAACTTCCAGGCGACGACTATAACGCAAAGACGAGCTGGGACGAGATTCTGTTGCCCTTGGGGTGGTCAAAGGTCTTCACAAACCGCGGCACAACCGCGTGGCGCCGTCCAGGCAAGTCCGAGGGCATCTCTGCCACCACGGGCTTCGACGGCACAGACTTTTTCTACTGCTTCAGCACCAGCACCATCTTTGACGCAGAGCGTGCCTACTCCAAGTTCGCGGTGTACACCCTAGTCGAGCACAGTGGCGACTTCTCAAAGGCTGCGGCAGCGCTGAAAGCCAAGGGATTTGGCACAGGCGGTGGCAGTCACCTGCAGCCGATTGATGTCAGCGCGTGGCTGGAGTCTGAGCCTACGCCAGAGCCAGACCCAGACATCGCAGAACTGCCCGCGCCAGAACCCGACACCAGCTGGCTTCCAAGGTTGGTCGAGTTCGATGAGGACGAGACAGAACCTGGACCCACAGTGCTTTACCGCACCGACGGTCAGTGCTTGCTCTATGCGGGAAAGATTAACGCCATATTTGGTGAATCAGAATCTGGAAAGACTTGGGTGGCGCTGGAAGCTGTGCGCCAGCAACTGGTGCAGGGCAACAAGGTCTTTTACATTGACTTCGAGGATTCCAAGCGTGGTATCCGCGGCCGTCTGAAGGCGCTCGGCGTCATGCGTGAGCATTTTGCCCGCTTCAAGTACGCCAACCCAGATGGGGGCTACAACGAAATCGCACAGCAAGCTCTCTTGGGCTCGATTCGCGACTTCACACCCGACTTGATTGTAATGGACGGTGTCAACGCCGCCATGAACCTGCTGGGCTTGGACCTTGAAAAGAACAAAGACGCGACTCAATTCTCGCAGGTTGTGCTGCGCCCGCTCCGTTTGTGGGGGGCTGCGGTCTTGACTATTGACCACGTCACCAAGAGCAAGGACAACCGCGGCAATTACGCCATCGGTGCACAAGCAAAGCGTGCAGACATTGACGGCGTCGCCATTTCTGTGGACGTTTCCATGCCTTTCGGCCGTGGTTCTAATGGCAAGCTGAATCTCAAAATCACCAAGGACCGCCCAGGTTTCGTGCGCGGAATCTCACAAGAGGCGTCCTTTGTCGGTACTGTGGACTTGATTTCCAAGCCCGATAACAGTATCGAAATCTCAATCGTTGGTGGACAGACTGGCTTCTCACCTCATGAATACCTGATGCGAAAGCTGTCGGAGTTCATGGAGAAGCACGGGGCAGAGCTGTCCACCAATCAAATCGTCCAGGCAATCGAGGGTGGAACCGACCAAATCAAGAAGGCGATTTCACAGCTGGAGAACACTGGGCACTTGTCAGTCCGAGCATCTGGCCAAGGGCGCTATTACAGCCACTGCAAGCCGTATGTGCTTGGAGCACCGCTACCATTCGAGGGGATTGTTTAATGCCGATTTATGAGTTTCGCTGCGGGATATGCAGCATGTCCCTGACGGTGGACGGTTCAGTGCATGGCGAGACCGTGGCGCCCTTGTGTTGTGGCCAGCTTGCTGATAGAGTTTGGTCCTCTCCAGGGGTCGTCTTTAAGGGCACTGGCTGGGGGCACCAGGGGTGATGATGAACTTGACCGACTTGACCGATATTGACCGTCGCAGTATCGGTCAATTCACGGCCTACGCGTACCGAAACTTGACCGACTTCGCCCCCCCCTATAAGGGGGGGCGGTCGGTGAAGTCGGTAGGCACACCAACAGTCAGGTTCTCAAATGCAGGATAAAAAAGCTCAAGGTGGGGTGTGTTTGTCCTGTTTTGGCTTTATTTGGAAAGCGCAGTGGTGCGGGTTTCGCTTCGAGTGTGACCCGATTCCTGTGGACTTGTTGACTGAGGCACAGTGCCTATTCAATAAGCGACAGACATATGGAGTTTCTAGGTGGCGGCCAGGCTTCTACCTAGAGCGGCGTTGGATTCGCAACATCGCAAAGCAATACGAGTTCGTACTGGCTAAACACCAGTGCCGCTCACCCCAGTACAGTCGGAAAGAGCCCGACTACTGGAACGAAAAAACGGCAGTGTCGAGTGACACTCCGAACTTCTAAAGGGGGAATCAAATGGCAGGACGTTTAATCGCCGTTGTTGGCGGTCAGTACGGCAGCGAAGGCAAGGGAGCAGTAGCAGGCTACCTATCCGCGACATCAGACGCACCATTCATGGGCATTCGAGTTGCAGGGCCAAACGCTGGGCACACAGTCTATGGCAAGGGGCCAGACGGAGAGGAGTCATACGCTTGGCGTTTGCGCTCAATTCCAGTGAATGCAGTGACAGCCCCAGAGTCTGACCTCATCATCGCGGCAGGGTCAGAGATTGACATGGAAGTCTTCAATCGCGAGCTGCACGACCTAGACAAGGCAGGCTACGAAGCCAGCTCACGCATCCTCGTGGACGACCAGGCGACCATCTTGGAGCCTATGCACCACGATATCGAAACCGCAGACAATATCCAAGCCAGAATCGGCTCGACCAGCAAGGGAATCGGCGCTGCACGTGCGGACCGCATCATGCGCAAGGCGACTCTATTCGGCGGCGGAGTAGATACTTCAAAAGTTATTCGCGAGCACTTGCGCCTTGGTGGCACAGCGCTAATCGAAGGCACACAGGGCTATGGACTCGGATTGCACGCAGGTCAGTACCCATTCTGCACAAGCCAAGATTGCCGTGCCATTGACTTCTTGTCACAAGCTGGCGTTTCACCTTGGGACAAAGCAGTGGACATCTTTGATGTCTGGGTAACTGCACGCACTTACCCAATCCGTGTGGCTGGCAACTCTGGTCCACTCGAGAACGAGACCAACTGGGAAGAGCTTGGTCTAGAGGCAGAGCGCACCACAGTGACTCAAAAGATTCGCCGTGTCGGCCATTTTGATGCAGCCCTAGTTCGTGAGGCAGTCATTGCAAACGGCGGCTCACCAAATGTCAAAATCGCGCTCACCATGTTCGATTACATCTTTCCAGAGCTGAAAGACCAGTCACAGATTGACATTTTGTCTGACGACCAAGCCAAGTACATCAAGGACATCGAGGACGCAGTCAATGCGCGTGTTGCGCTTGTGGGCACAGGACCATCAACAATGGCGTGGGTGAAATAATGGCGTTTGAGAAATGGGAAGACCTGGCGGCCGCGCTTGGTAAGCTACCACTTGAAGGCGACACTGCACCAGACGGTGTGAAGCAGCTGGCTGAGTGGTGGCTGGACGAGACACGCAACGAGTTAGACTCTGTCATTCCAAAGGCCTTGGAGTATGGTAGTGCTGACCTCAAAGTCATTGGCTTTGCGCTGAGTCAAATGATTGGCGAGCCAAAGGACGTCTCAAATGATGAACTCGGCATCGCTTTCTATGTGCTCGGCAAGGTGGCCCGTCTTGTTGGCGGTTACGCAGACGGACGCAAACCAAGCGACGACACATGGCATGACATCGCTATCTACACCAAAATGGCGCAGTATGCACGTCACAACGGTGAGTGGGGCGGCTTCGCCAAGTGATTGTCTATCTAGCTGCACCGATTGACTTCGACGAGGGCGCGAAAGTGAACAAAGTCAAAGATGCAATCAAGGCACATTTCAAAGAGCAAGAATGCTCTTGGGTGTATGACCCAGCTGGTGCGTGGCAAGCACCAAGCGATTTAGTGCCAGACGAGTTCGTGCATTGGGGAAATCTGCGTGTACTCGAGCAAGCAGACGTCCTTGTGGCCGTTCTCGTTCGTGGTATCCTGACTGTGGGCACTGTGCTTGAGGTTCAATATGCTGTTGATAAAGAAATCCCAGTCATCGTGATTGGCGATATCGGCATGAACAGCGTTGGACTTGCAGCCCTTGAAATACCAGTATATGAATCTATTGAAGAATGGAGTAAGCATGGCAGCGTTATTGTACCGCGTACTGACACCTACTGGCTTGGCACCGACTAAAGCGTACTCAGATGATGCGGGTTTCGACCTGTACTGTGATGCAGAGATGGTGATTGAACCACACACTTTCGTGGACGTTCCGCTTGGTGTTGCGATTAAGGTGCCCGAGGGCACGTGGGGCTTGCTTACAGCTCGCTCTAGCACATTGCGCAAACACGGTCTCATGGTTGCACAAGGTGTGATTGATTGTGGCTACACTGGCCCGCTCTTTGCTGGTGTGTGGAACATGACTGACCAACCAGTCAAGATAGAGCCTGGCATGCGCTTGGTTCAGTACATTCTCATGACAAATGCCTCTCTAGATGTAGAGGCGCAGCAGGTTGACGAACTCCCCAAAACCGACCGTGGCGCTTCGGGTTTTGGGAGTTCTGGTGTCTGATAAGCCGCTAATTGAAACCGCGCAGGAGATTAGAGACGTGGCCACTTGGTACAAGGACCTAAGTGCCGAGCTGGAGCCTGGCCGTACTGGCGAGCGCTCCACTCGGTCAGTTCCAGGGCCTAGACTCCCATTGCGTGTCGATGTGCTTGATGCGATTCTTGACATTCGCACTGATACACTTCTCTGGGAAGCCGAGCTTAGGCTAGGGCTAGACCAGGGGGCAACTCCAAACACGAACGCCGAGCGCTCGTTGTTTTGGGTGGCCGACACGATAGAGAAGTGGCCGACTGACAACCGCACACCGCTAATTGAAGAGATTAGCTTTTCGGTATCGAAACGTCACTTGCAGGTGAAAATCCTGCTAGGATTGGAGCAGAGGCCCTTGACGGCAAGACTAAGATGCCCGTATTGTACAAAGTCGTTAGTTATCAAGCTGGACCAAGGGCTTCTGCTCTGCAGAAATCACGGCTGCAGGTGCGCTGCAGAAGATTGCACATGTGCAAATGGGAAAGGGCACACATGGACGGAAACCGAATGGCCTCGCTTGGGGCTGATGCTCGACACGCCAACAGAGGCATGAGTTTGCTTGTTGCACGCAAGGCGTGTGGTGTGCTAGACTTATCCTCTTGGGGTCGAGTTGTATTTTTGGGGTCAAAATGAGCAACCTCTCCATTTCGATTTCCATTGGTGCCATTGAGACCAATCTCCTCACAGACGCTCCCCTCAGCTTCGACGCAATCGAAACCCTTCTCACTCGGGTGGTTACGTCCACTCTAAATGTTTATATGGCGCTCCCACAAGAGGAGCGCATGCGCGTTATTTACGACGTCTTTAGTGATGAAGATGATGAGGACGATGATTAAACCCTGCACCGATTGTGGTGTGTTAGTGCGCGATAGCTCGCGTTGTTTAGAATGTCACAAAGTATACAGGGGTACTAGACCCTCAGCCAGCCAGCGCGGTTACGATAGCGAATGGCGGCGCATTTCAAAAAAGATGAGAGAGCTGCAACCTTGGTGCTCACTCTGTGGCCTGCCGTCCGACTTGACAGTGGACCACATAACCCCCCTATCCCTAGGGGGTAGTAACGAAATGAGCAACTTGCGCGTACTATGCCGCAGTTGCAACTCAGCACGCCGCTAAGCACAAAGCAACAACAAACCCCCTCTCTGGCATTTTTCCACCCCCCCTCGAACTTCAAAAACTCACGCGTACAGAGACCCCGCTGCCCCAAAGGACGCGGCGCGTACGGGTTCAGGATTTTAATGGTCAGACCATTCAATGATTAGTCAACTTTAGGAGAAACATGGCAGGCAAAGGCCCAGCGCCAAAGGACGCAGAACAGCGTCGGCGCCGCAATGCAGACCCTGTACCAACGCAGGTCGTAGTGCAAGACGGTATCTTGCGCGGTCCTGATTTGCCCGCTGGATACCCTTGGCACACACAGACCTTCACTTGGTGGGACACTTGGCGCAAATCTGCACAGGCTGCCACATTCACAGACACTGACTGGGATTTTTTAATCGATACAGCCCTGTTGCACTCGTCCTTTTGGAACGGTGACAACGTGGGAGCAGAATTGCGGCTCCGAGTCGCGAAGTTTGGCGCTACACCAGAGGACAGAATGCGGCTTCGGTTGCAGGTCGATGGTGAAGCAGAGGGGGCCAAATCTAACAAGACCCTATCTGACCAGCGACGAACTCGTTTGTTGAGAGTGGTGGGGGAGCTTGACAAAGAAGAAACGGCAACAGAGTAGCTTTATCTCGCTCGGTTGGGACGCGATTGACTGGATTGAGACTTATCTAGTCCACGGACCAGGCGACGTGCAAGGCGAGGCCATAGTCTTAGATGATGAGCAAGCGGCTTTTATACTCAAAGCATATGAACTCGACAAGAACGGGAGACGAGTTGTTCGGCGTGCGTTTTTCTCGCGGCCCAAAGGTCGTGCGAAATCTGAGCTGGCTGGAATGCTCGTATGTTTCGAGGCTCTCGGCCCTGCTCGCTTTGACCGTTGGGACCAGTTCGGCAACCCAGTCGGCAAGCCAGTGCAGTACCCGTTCATCAGATGTCTAGCGACTGAAGAATCGCAGTCTGGCAACACGTACGACAACGTGCGTTACATGCTAGAGCACATCAAAACGAACTTTGGCACCGAGTACCCAGGCATTGACGTGGGTTTGACTCGCACATTCTTAAAAGGTGGCGGCGAAATCGTGCCATCAACAGCAGCTTCTGCATCAAAAGACGGCGGCAAAGAGTCTTTTGCGGTTGCAGATGAAACACACCTCTATTCGAGCCCCGAGCTCAAGCGAATGCACGAAACCGTTCGGCGTAACCTCGCCAAGCGTAAAGTGGCAGACCCTTGGATGCTCGAGACTTCGACAATGTATTCGGTCGGCGAGGAATCAATCGCCGAACAAACGCACCGCTTATGGATTTCGATACAAGAAGGCCGCACTAAAAATCCAGGCCTGTTATTCGACCACAAGCAAGCGCCCGAAGTTCCAGACCTGCAGGACAGCGAGAAGTTGAAAAAAGCGCTCGCTGTCGTGTATGGCCCCGCTTTCAAATGGCTGGACGCCGACCGTTTAATGGCCGAAATCCAAGACCCAATGACGAAAGCGTCAGATGCGAGGCGTTACTTTTTAAACCAGCCGTCCACGGACACAGACCGCTACATGGACATCACAGCATGGAACGCAGCAGCAGAACCTGAAGAGCTGGCAGAGGGCACGGAAGTCGTGCTCGGTTACGACGGTTCGCGGAAAGACGACTCCACTGTCTTGGTTGCGTGCCGCGTTGAAGACGGCAAGATTTTTCAACTCGAGTGTTGGGAGCGACCACCTGGACCCGCGGGTTACGGCTGGGAAGTCCCAAGAGTCGAAGTTGATGAGGCTGTGAGAATAGCTTTCACCAAGTACAAAGTGCACAAGATATGGGCAGACCCATCGGGCTGGCAGTCTTACCTTGACGCTTGGAACTCCACTTTTGCTGACAAGGTAGTTGCGGTTTATCCTTCAAGCCAGCGAAAGCTGATGGCGCAGGGTCTAGACCGCTTTCTCGAGGACATTCTCGAGGGCCGTTTGAAACACAGCGGCAAAGCAGAACTTACAAGACACGTGACAAACGCGGTACCGACTCGGTACGGACAAGTCATGAAGCCATCACAAAGTCACAAGATTGACGGACTGATAGCTGCAGTGCTCGCCTATCTTGGTCGCACAGATGCTCTTATTAACCCAGAACCAGTGGCGCCGAAAGTCGCCTATCGCACGATTCAAGTCTAGGAGAAAAATGAAGCGTTTTGATGCTGGACTTGCGATTGAAGTGCTTGGCGTCGCTTTGGTGACGGTTGGTTTGGCTTTGTTCTCACCGCCGATTGCTCTCATCGCTCTCGGTTCCTTCCTCGTTTGGGCTACAGAAAAGGCTAATTGATGACAGCTGGCATTTACAACGCGACTATTGACCAGGGAGCAACCTGGTCGGTCACAGTGTTATACAAGGACTCTAGTGGCACAGCCATCAACTTGACTGGCTACACCGCCGCAATGCAGGTGCGCCAGCAGTACAGTTCTGCAGAGGCAGAATTGACACTGACAAGCCCCGCGAATGGCATCGTTATTACACCGTTGACTGGCACAGTTGTTATCACAATCAGCGCGGCACAAACTCGCGCACTTGACGAGGGTTATTACGTTTATGACGTCGAGCTGACTTCGTCTGGTGGTCTTGTTGACCGTTTGATTCAAGGGCAGCTAACTGTGGCCCCAGAGGTAACACGTGTCTAATAACTGCAACGAAGTCACGGTAATCAAGGACGTCAACACCGTTGAAATCATGTCGCCTGGTGCTCAAGGACCTGCGGGTCCAACTGGCCCTACAGGTGCGACAGGCCCGCAAGGTGCAACTGGTGTTACAGGTCCAGTCGGTGCGACAGGTCCAACAGGGTCAACAGGCCCAACAGGCGCGACAGGTGCTATCGGTCCAACAGGTGTCACAGGCCCAATCGGCTCTACAGGCCCAACAGGCTCGACGGGACCGACTGGCTCTACAGGCCCACAAGGCATTCAAGGCATTCAAGGCGAGGTCGGTGTAACTGGCCCAATCGGTGCCACTGGGCCACAAGGCGAAGTTGGTCCTACAGGTCCAATCGGCGTGACTGGCCCAATCGGTGTGACTGGCCCAATCGGCGCTACAGGTCCCGTTGGCGCGACTGGTGCAACAGGTCCACAAGGCATCGAGGGTGCAACTGGTCCAACAGGCCCAATCGGCGCTACAGGCCCAACAGGTGCGGATTCGTTTGTTCCAGGCCCTACAGGTGTGACTGGCCCAATCGGCGCGACAGGCCCAACAGGCCCAGTCGGCGCAACTGGTGCAACAGGCGCCACAGGTGCGACAGGTGCGACTGGTCCACAGGGTTATACCACAGGCCGCTATTACTATTTCAATGAGTCCATCACAGAGCTGACTGGTTACAAGCAGCTTGGCACAGAGCCAACTGGCGCAGCGATGGCGACTGTCACAAACTCCGTTGCTGGCAACTCGACAGAGCTTATGCAGCAGTACATCAGCGAGGAGTTTGGTTTCACGCTGATTCCAGCTGGCGTGCAGCGCTTTAATCTTTTCTTTAGCAAGCCCACTAACGGCTCTGACGTTTATGCGTTCGCTCGCTTAAAACTTGCAGACAGCGCTGGCACAGTCCTTGCAACTATCGGCGACACAGATGCAACTCTAATTCCATACGACGGCGCAAATCCGATGCTTACACAGCTCGAAATTGTGCTGCCAAGCTCTGCAGTAGCAGAAACCGACCGCATGATAGTCGAGCTTTACGCACGCAACGACGACGGCACGGCACGTTCAATCAACTTTTACACAGAGGGCTCACAGCACTACTCGTTTGTCATCACTTCACTGCAAGCCCCCGAAGGACCAGTCGGCCCAACAGGCCCAACAGGCGCCACAGGCTCACAAGGTCCAACAGGCTCGACTGGTCCAACAGGCCCAATCGGCGCTACAGGCCCAACAGGTGCGGATTCGACGGTGCCAGGCCCAACAGGTGCGACAGGTCCAATCGGTTCTACAGGTCCAACAGGCCCTGCGGGAGTTGATGGCGCGACTGGTGCAACTGGTGCTACAGGCCCCGCAGGCGCGGTCGGTGCTACTGGCCCAACAGGTCCAGTCGGTGCGACAGGTGCTGAAGGACCAACAGGCCCCGCAGGTGCAACTGGTGCGACAGGCCCACAAGGCATTCAAGGCGAGCAAGGTTTGGTCGGAGTCACAGGCCCAATCGGTGCCACAGGCCCCGTCGGCGCTACTGGTCCACAAGGTGTCGCAGGTGACGTCGGTGCTACAGGCCCCGTCGGTGCTACAGGCCCCGTCGGTGCAACAGGCGCCACAGGCCCCGCAGGCACTAACGGCACAGACGGCGCGACAGGCGCAACTGGACCGACAGGCCCACAAGGCGCCATTGGTGCAAGCGGTGCAACAGGCCCAGTCGGTGCAACTGGTTCAACTGGACCCGTCGGCGCGACAGGCGCGACTGGACCACAAGGCGGCGACAACCCCGTTGTGGACTACCTCGACGGCGGTGCATCAAACCTTTGGGGAGACGCAATCTACAACGCAGAAACATCGGGCACCACTTCATGGACTTACACGATTGACGCTGGCGCGTCCGTCACGACATTCTAGCCAAGAGAGAAAGCAGCCAACATGACATCAAGACTCCAACAGCGCCGAGATACCGCGGCCAACTGGACAGCTAACAATCCCATTCTTGCGCAGGGTGAAATCGGACTCGAAACAGACACCGACAAGTGGAAGATGGGCAACGGTTCTACTGCTTGGAACTCGTTAGCCTACGCTTACACTGCTGGTTCTGCTGGCGCAACTGGACCGACAGGTCCGTCTGGACCGACAGGTCCGACTGGTGCGACTGGAGTAACTGGCCCCGCGCCTGCCACTGTCATCAATGCGCAAACAGGCACGACTTACACCCTTGTTATTGGCGACGACGGCAAACTAGTTGAACTCAACAACGCTTCCGCAATCACATTGACTGTGCCCCTAAACAGCTCTGCCGCTTTTGCAATCGGTGCCCAAATCACGTTGCTACAAACTGGAGCAGGCCAAGTGACTGTCGCTGCCACTGGTGGAGTCACAATCGTGTCAAACCCAGGTCTAAAACTAAGAGCGCAATACTCTGGTGCGACACTCCTAAAGCGCGGGACTGATAGTTGGGTCTTGCTCGGGGACATTACAGCCTAATGGCATTACAACCATACGCATCAAACGCTGCTGGAACGATGCACGGCGCGCTTGTGCCTATTGCAAAGTACACAACGCCAGCTGGTGGCGGCACTGGATATGAACTCGCATTCACTTCGATACCGCAGGGCTATAGAGACCTCATGCTAGTTTGGAATACCCGCAACACATCAGCAAACTTACAGGGTTTTTTGTACTTGCGATTAAATGATGACGTTTCTGCGCTTTATAGCGACACAAACTTGTCTGGTGATGGCGCTGCAGTCACAACTGGCAGGAACACATCAGCGACACTCGGTAGAGTAGGCGCAGAACCAGCTGCTGGAGCTGCACCTTATAGGTTCGGTGCCATGGTAACACACATTATGAACTATGCAAACACTTCTGTGTTCAAGACAGTTTTGTCGCGCTCTGCTTCTGATATAAACAGCGGAACGCAAGGCAGCCTGACTCGTTTCACCAACTTTTTGTACCGCTCGACTAGCGGCATCACTTCAATACGCATCTCAGACGAAAGCGGTGGCGTTTTTGTAGGCGGTTCCACTGTCGTGCTTTATGGCGTTAGGAGCATCGGTCAATGAGCATGTATCCAATCGCTAGTGGAGCTCTTTCGAGTTTTGCAACCAATATCACAGGTATCTCGCAAAACTTTACACATTTACAATTGCGTTTATTTATGAGGAGCACGGCAGCCGCAGCTACGGCCATCGCTTCTATCCAATTCAACTCAGATGCTGGGGCCTCTAACTACAACTCACATTCAATCTTTGGAAACGGAGCAACAGGCGGCAGTGGGTACGGCGGCACGAACACGTTTATTGCTTTGCCAGCCGTGCCTGCAGCAACTGGAACGGCCAATGTGTATGGGGGTTTGATTATAGATATATTGGACTACACATCGACAGTAAAAAACAAGACAATAAAGATTCAAGGCAGCTACGACGCAAACGGGTCTGGGTTGGCCATTGTGCAGTCTGGGCTTTGGTTCAAAACCCCAGAAGCCATCAACACAATAAACCTGGGCATAACAACTGGATGGGACACACACTCTCGCTGGGATTTGTATGGCGTCTCTGTCTCTAACGTGACGGGGGCATAGCGATGTCAGTATTCGTACAACCGATTTACACTCAGACCGTCGGTGCTGGCGGCGCGGCTACGATAGCATTCAACAATATCCCGCAGGGCTTTACCGACTTAAAGCTGGTTATGTCTGTGCGCGGCTCAAACGCACTCGCTAACGCCTACGGCATTATAGGCATGAACGGGGCGGTAAGTAACTCAGGCACGTACATGGTCTTCAACGGTTCTGTGAGTTCTGGCGCTTTCACTTCGTTTTTTTATTACACTCCCAGCGAACAAACCGCTAACACCTTCGGCGTCACCGAAGTCTATATACCGAATTACACGGGCGGCAACTACAAGCAACTCATTATTGATTCCGCTTCTGAAGCGAATAGCACCGCTGGCTACATGAACCTGCAGTCCGTTTCTACTTCGTTTACTGGCCCGATTACTTCACTCACTTTGTCTGGTAACGGTGGCACCTTCTTGCAGCACTCAACTTTCACTCTTTATGGCGTTTCAAGCCATTTCGATGTTGCCGCACCTTTAGCGCCGACAATCGGTGCCGTCACTGACCAGGCTGGTTTTGCTTCCGTCGCTTTCACACCAGCCGCAAATGACGGAGCAGACAGCTACGTGGTCACTTCAAACCCCAGCGGCTCCACAACTTATGGCGCACTCAGCCCTATCATTACACCAGCAACGCTTGACACTTCGTACACATATCAAGTGTCGAGTGTGAACTCGAAAGGCACAAGCGCTTCAGCGGCATCAAGCGCTGTTACCAGCGCCAACGCGTACTCCAGCATCGCCACACTAAACGGGACTGGTTCAGCCTCTACCATCATCTTCACGAACATACCGCAAAACTACACACATTTGCAGATTCGAGGCGTTTCTAGGTCTGGCAGTTCGTCCAATCCAACCGACAATATTCTGATTACATACAACAATCAGACTGGGAACGTTTATGCGACGCATGGGATTGAAGGAGACGGCGCGAATGCGAGGTTCGTGGTGGCAGCAGCCACCAACGGTTGTTACCCGTTCATGCCTGGCGCTTCGTCAACTGCTTTCACTGTCGGTGCCTACATCATTGATATCCTTGAGTACACAAACCCAAACAAAAACAAGACCATTCGTTCGGTTGGTGGTTGGACAGACCCAGCAACTGCAACTGGTGGGCAGAATTACGGGGTTATTGGAAACAACTCTGGCATGCAGGGAGTGTTGGCGCCAGTCACACAAATCCAGATTGGCGCGTACGTCAACTTTTCAACGCTAACGTCGTTTGCGTTGTACGGAATAGCATAGGACGGGACAATGCCAGCTAGTGCAACATACGAATTGATAGCGTCGCAAACACTCGCAAGTTCAGCTGCGACCATTACATTCAGCAGCATACCTCAGACCTACACCGATATTGAGATTCGTGCCGTTGGCCGCAACACTGGGGCTGCGTCTCAGTTTAATCTGCGTTTCAATGGTGATTCTGGCGCAAACTACGGCTATACTTTTCTTGATGACGATGGTGGTGCTGCTGCGCGGTCAACAAGAGCAACAAACAGAACACAGGCTGATGTCGGTGGCTTGTTTGGTTCGTCACAAGCTGCTTCTCTGTTCGCCCCGAATACTTTCTATATTATGAGCTATACGAACACGTCTATGGCTAAATCGGTGATTGGCATGGCCGTCGCAAGTAATTCTTCGGGCATTGTTTTGGATTACGTCCAAACAGTCGTTTCGGTTTGGCGCAATACAGCTGCGATTACGTCGGTCACGTGCGTGACAAACGCCAACTCTTTTGATGTTGGCACGACGGTAGCCCTCTACGGAATAAAGGCGGCATAATGCCAAACACATACGTTAAGATTGGAACATACACAGCTGGCGCGTCTTCTGTGTCTTTGACATCAATACCTCAAGGCTACAAAGACCTCATCATGAAGGTTTCAATACGCAGGACTGATGCTGGTGCGTTTGGAGACGACTGGTTTACATTCAATGGTGATGGTGGGACTAATTACAACTGGCGACGCAACTACGCGACTGGAACAAGCGTCAGTTCACAATCTGGTCAATCTGTTGGTGGCGGTTACCTAGCGTTTATTTACATAGGCGCCTCGCCAGCTGCCAGCTCTACAGCCAACAGCTACAGCAATTACGAAATCTACATACCAAATTACTCCTCAACGACCGCCCGCAAGTCAACTTTTGCGTACGTAGCGTCAGAGAACGCAGCCACCGCTGGAGCCAACAACTTCAGCGCTGGGACTTGGAACTCTACTGCAGCAATAAACGCCATCACGTACACGACTGGCTCTCTCAATGCTCTTTCGACTATCACTCTTTACGGCATCAAAAACTCATAACAAGGAGAAAAAATGACAACAGACACACCAACAGTCGTTGAGATTGATTGCACTACTGGCATCTCAACCGAACGCCCGATGACAGAATCTGAACTCGCCCAGTATTTGGCGACACAAGCAGATTTTGAAGCACGCCGTGCAGAAGAAGAAGCTGCAGCTGCAGCAAAGGCCGCAGCAAAAGCTTCGGCTGAAGCAAAACTTGCAGCACTCGGCCTATCAGCAGAAGAAATCGCAGCGCTTTAATGTCAAAGGTCGGGGGACCAATGAGATTTCATGTTGTAGCACTGCCACACACACAAGTCACTAAAGACTTCGCAACTTGCGCTTTCACAGAGAAAGTGCGTCGTTTCTGTATCATGATGACAGACCTCGGGCATGAGGTCGTTCTCTACGCAGGCGAGCAGAACGAAGCACCAGTGACAGAGCACGTGGTTTGCATAAGCGAACAGCAAAGAGCTGCAGCAGTCGGCGACGCCCACTACACGACAGCCTCTTTCGATACGAGCTTGCCGCACTGGCAAATCTTTAACGCGACGGTCATCAACCGCATGCGCGAACGTATCGAGCCGAAAGACTTCATTTGTTTGATTGGCGGCTACGCACACAAGCCAATCGCAGACTCTTTTCCTGCACACACTGCGGTGGAGTTCGGCATCGGCTATGGTGGCACCTTCGCCAAGTTCAAGGTCTTCGAGTCTTATGCTTGGATGCACTCCATCTATGCGGGACATAAGAACCCAACCACAGTTGATGGCGGTTTTTTTGACGCAGTTATCCCTGGGTATCTCGAGCCTGAAATGTTTCCCGAGGGCAAAGGCGACGGAGACTACTACTTTTTTATCGGCAGACTTATTGAGCGAAAAGGCTACAACATCGCGCAAGAGGTCTGCGAGCGCCTCGGCAAGAGGCTCATAATCGCAGGTCCTGGCACTCCAAATGGCGGGTACGGCGAGTTTGTTGGCAACGTAGGCCCAGAACAGCGGGCAGAGTTGATGGGCGGCGCTGTTGCACTTTTTGCGCCGACTACCTACATCGAGCCATTCGGCAATATCGTGGTCGAAGCTCAGACCTGCGGCACTCCAACAATCACCACCGACTGGGGCGCTTTTACAGAGACAAACATCGACGGTGTGACTGGCTACAGATGCCACACGCTGGCAGAGTTCGTGCAAGCGGCAGAGGACGTCAAGTCTTTAGACCGCGCAGCTATCCGAAAGCAAGCGATTGAGAAATATTCACTCGAAGCGGTCGGCGTGCAATACGAGCGATATTTCAAGCGGTTGTTGACCCTTTGGGACGACGGCTGGTACCAACTCGACACAGAAAAGGCCACTAAATGAGTCTATCAAACAGACTGCGCAAGGCTAGTGAACAACGAGCACAGAACCAATTCGTTGAGCCGCTAGTGCCAGGCCGTCCTGCATACTCATCTCCAGCTGGAGTTGATGTTAATGCCGACACGGCAATTCGCATGTCCACCGTTTACGCGTGTGTGCGCCTTTTAGGTGATACAATTGGTTCCTTGCCCCTCTCTGCCTACGTGCGCAGAGGACGTCAACGCATTTCGTACGCCGCAGTCTATGGCTCGCAGCCAGAGTGGGTAAGCCGCCCGAATCCAGACACCACACGCCTGGAGTTCTACGAGCAAATCGTAACCTCGCTCAACCTGCACGGCAACGCATTCATTCTGACCGTCCGCGACGAGCTGGGCGATGTCATGGAGCTTTACTGCATCAACCCACAGAACGTGCGCATTCGCCGTCCGAGTGCAGAAGCCGAAATCTACTACGAAGTCACAATCGGCACCAACAGTCAGAACAGCCTGTATGACGGGCTGCAATCTGCAGAGGGCGCCACAAAGACAATGATTCTGACGAAGCGCGAGATGCTTCATATTCCACTCTTTAGACTCCCAGGCCAGCTGCTTGGACTCGGTCCAATCGGTGCAGCCCGCATCACTTTGGGTTCTGCGATGGCAGCCGAAGTGTACGCAGCCTCTTACTTTGGAAACGCGGCCAACCCAGGCGGCGTCATTGAATCTCCAGGCGAACTTACTGAAGAGCAAATCACAGACATCGCACGCAACTGGAATCTTTCACACACTGGCCCGTACCGTGCGGGCAAGCTCGGCGTTCTGACTGGTGGCGCTTCGTTTAAGCCGCTAACACTCAACGCCGCAGATGCACAGCTTCTCGAAGTTCGTCGTTTTGGGGTTGAAGAAATCGCTCGCCTTTTCCGCGTCCCGATTTCATTACTCGGCCACCCAGTGGCAGGCGCAATGTCGTTTGCATCCGTTGAAGCACAGAACTTGTCTTTCGTACAGCACTCACTGCGTCCACTTTTGGAGCGCATTGAACAAGCACTTTCACCTCTACTGCCAGAGCCTGACGGCTTCATCAAGTTCAACCTTGACGCCTTGCTTCGTGGTACAACACTCGAGCGCTACGAGGCTTACACAAAAGGCCTGAACGAGGGCTTTTTGTCAGTCAACGACGTACATGCATCGGAAGACATGGCACCAGTCGCAGACGGCGACCAATACAGAGTTCCACTGCAAAATATCGACTTGACAGACGCAAAAGAGGTCGGTATGAAGCTGAGGGCAGAAATCGCAACCAACTTGATTCAAGTCGGATTCGAGCCGAAATCGGTCCTCGAGGCTGTTGGCTTGCCGCCGATGGGTCATACTGGAGTTCCAACAGGTCAGTTGCAGCAAGTCTCAACGATTGACCCTGAAAATCCATCGTCCGTTTATGAGGTCAATTAATGCCATACTATGTTTCCGACCAGCAAAGCGACTGCGCAGGCTGGGCCACAGTTAAGCAAGAATCAGATGGCAGCTACACTACACTTGGTTGCCACGACACAAAGCAAGACGCCATCGACCAAATGGTCGCAGTCTCAATCTCTGAAGATATTGAGCCAGGCGGTGAAGTTCAGCGCGATTCCGTGGGGGAAGACAGGAGCAAGATGAAAGAAATCGAGCGTCGCACCTTTACAGTGCGCGATATTGAAACACGCGAGGCAGAGGACGGCGCAATGCGCTTGTCTGGCTATGCTGCGGTCTTTAACGACTCAAGCGTCCCGCTTCCATTCAGCGAGCGCATCGCTCCTGGTGCATTCCGCAAGACTCTCAGCGAGACACCAGATGTCCGCTTGCTCATTAATCACGAAGGTTTACCGTTGGCACGCACAAAGAACGGCACACTCACATTGTCCGAGGACGAAGTCGGCTTGCGCTTTGACGCAGACTTGCCAGACACTACGGAAGCTCGCGACTTGTGGACTCTAATCCAGCGCGGCGACGTTGACCAAATGAGCTTCGCGTTTCGCGTCATTCGCCAAAAGTGGAGTCCAGACCGCACAGAGCGCACACTCACTGAAGTTTCGCTCGCGGACGGCGACGTCAGCGTAGTCACTTACCCCGCTTACCCAACTACAACAGTCGAAGCTCGCGAGGCTCTGGCCAACGCGATTCAAGCCGTCAAAGAGGGCCGTGAGGTCTCAGGCGAGTCACTCATCATTCTGCAGACCGTCTTTGAAAAGATGTCTGAAGGACACGAATACGTCATGGAAGCTGTCGAAATGATGGCCGCATTGATGGGCGCACAAGAGGCGCCAATGGAAGACGAAGCCACAATGGGTGAAGAAGAGGACAAAGCTGCACAACCTCGTTCAATCTCGCTTCGCCTAGCCAAGGCTATCATCAACAGCACGAAATAGCATTCTGCCAGCAAATCGTTGTCAGATACCGAAGTCGGAGCGACTCTCACACCCTTCAAGCGCCGTGAGCCCAATCGCCACCACCTCGAATCCAAACTCATAAGGAGCCATACAATGTCATTTCTTGACAAAGTAATCGAGCGCCGTGATGCAGTTAAGGCTGAAATGGACGCAGTTCTCGAAGCAGTAGCAGAAGAGAACCGTACCGACCTTACTGTAGAGGAGACCGAGAAGGTTGACGCTCTTGTAGAAGAGTCACGTTCACTCGATTCAAAAATCGAAAAGCTAAAGACACAAGCTGAAGCAGACGTTAAGGCTGCAGAAGCACGTGCATCAGTTGCACCAGTTGCAACACCTGCATCAGTTGGTGGCGCTCGCGTCATCTCAGAAGCACGCACATATACTGCAGAATCTGAGAACTCGTTCATCAAGGACGCGTTCAATGCACAATTCCGCAATGACTACTCAGCAAACGAGCGCCTTGCTCGCCACATGAAAGAAGAATCAGTCGAGCGTCGTGACGTTGGCACTGGTAACTTCGTTGGTCTTGTAGTACCACAGTACCTCACAGAGCTAGCTGCTCCTCTTGCTCGCGCAGGACGCCCAACAGCGGACTTCGCTACAAATAAGATGGCCTTGCCCCCTTCAGGTATGACCCTTGAAATATCCCGTATGACGACAGGTACTTCAACTGCAGTTCAGGAAACACAGAACACAGCAGTTTCAGAGACTGACGCAGACGACACACTGTTGACTGTTAACGTGAGAACCATCGCAGGACAACAGGACCTATCACGCCAGGCAATCGAGCGCGGTACAGGTATCGACACATTCGTTGTTGCAGACCTCATTCGTTCATGGCACACAACACTTGATTCACAGATTCTAAACGGTACTGGCTCAAATGGCCAGATGCTAGGTATCCGTGGTTCAGGTGGAAACGCAATCACATTCACAGCGACAACACCAACAGTCGCACTCTTGTACCCAAAGCTAGCAGACGCTTTGCAGCAAGTACAGAGCAACGTCTTTACGACACCTACACACTGGATTATGCACCCACGTCGTCTTGCATTCCTATTGGCTGCAACAGACTCAACAGGTCGTCCAGTAGTAGTACCAACAGCAAACGGCGTAATGAACGCAGTTGCAACTGGTGCAGGAGTTGCACAATACGCAAACTCTGGCTACCAGCTGCTTGGTCTTCCAATCATCACAGATGCAAACGTAGGCACAACTTACGGCGCAGCAACAAACCAAGACGAAATCTACTTGGTTGATGCACGCGAAATGCACCTATGGGAGCAACCAGGTTCTCCATTCTCACTCCGCTTCGATGCAACATCTCCAGGCAGCTTGACAATCAAGACTGTCGTTTACGGATTCAGCGCATTCACAGCGGGACGTTACCCAGCAGCAGCCTCAATCATTTCAGGCACTGGTTTGGTAGCACCTTCTTTCTAATCTGAAAGAATCTAGTACAAGTGTAGGGCAGGTGGGACTCCCCCGACTCATCTGCCCTACACCTCTCGGGGGAGACACATGAAATCAGGGCACAAAGTATCAATCGGCGTCTGTGACCCAGGCACCGTAAATGGCGATTTCGCTTTTAAGCTTATCCAGCTTGCGCAAGTCAGAAGCGACAAACTCGGCCCTTTTGTCCGCGTTAAAGGCAACGGGCTTCTCAGCAAGTTACGCAACAGAGTAGTCAAGACTTTCTTGGACAGCACAGACTCTGACTGGTTGCTATTAATAGACTCTGATGAACAGCTGTCGGTTTCAGTGTTTGACCAGCTCATCAACACCGCGCACCACTTAGAACGCCCCGTAGTTTCGGGCCTAGTGTTTGCAGCATTCAAGGACGAAGGCCTCTATCCGAAGCCCGTCCCCGCGATTTTTCAAGATGCCCCCGAGGGGTTCTTGCCATTGTTTAGGTACGACCGAAACGCCGTTTTCGAGATAGATGCTTGTGGAACAGGCTGCGTGCTAATCCACAGAAGCGTCTTGGAAAAGATGCGAGAAATCGCAGACCCACACCAAGGCACAGACTGGTGCTGGTTCTGGGACGGGCCGCTGAACGGTGAGTGGATTAGTGAAGACTTGCTATTCAGCCGCAGGGTTCGCCAGCTCGGCTTTCCAATCCACGTGAACACAGCGGCTATTCTGCCGCACCAAAAGAGTTACTGGCTCGACGAGAGGCACCATATCTCATGGCAACTCGAAAACGACTAGAAACGGCAACCGCCGAGCCCGCACTCGAGCGAGCCGTACAATCAAAGACTGAAAAAAGGAGAAAGCGTGGCTCTAACAAACGCATACTGCACCCTGTCCGACCTGAAGACGTCCCTCGCGATTGAGGATATTCAGGACGACACTGCACTTGAAGCTGCGATTCTAACCGCGAGCCGTATGATTGACGATTACACTGGCCGCTTTTTTTACAAAGACGGCACAACTGCCGCGCCTGTCGTGCGTTACTACACGGCCCAAGACTGGTATACTTGTAATGTTGATGACTTTGTGTCTCTTACCCAAATCGCAACAGACGATAACTTCGACCAGCTCTACACCACTATTTGGCAAGCCGATGATTACATGGTAGAGCCTGTCAACAACCCACGCCGCGGCTGGCCGCTTACTCGCTTGTTGGCTATCGACTCTTACATTTTTCCCTACAACCTGCCGCAGTCCGTCAAAGTGACTGCCGTGTGGGGTTGGGCTGCAGTTCCAGCTGAAATCTCAATGGCTGCAAAACTCCAAGCCTCTCGCCTTTTTGTTCGCCGCCAATCTCCGTTCGGTGTTGCGGGCACTCCAGAAATCGGCACAGTTCGTTTGACTTCACGCCTTGACCCAGACGTCGAGGCTTTAATTCGCCCATTCCGCAAGATGAACGGGCTTGTTGCGTGATTATCAGCCAGATTCGCGACGGAATTAAAAAGAATCTTTCGTCTATTGAGGGACTGCGCACCTACGACATCGTCCCAGATGTCATCGTTCCACCCTGCGTCGTCGTTGGCCAGCTCGATTTCACTTTCGATTTGAACAACGCCCGCGGCTTGGACCAGGCAAATCTTGATGTGTTCGTCATCGTGCAGCGCTTTTCGGAGCGTGCGGCACAAGACAAGCTAGACAAATACCTAGCGGGTTCTGGTGACAACTCAATCAAGGCGGCCATTGAATCTGACCGCACTCTAAGTGGTGCTTGCGACACGTTGCGAGTCACTTCTGCAGAGTCTGGCACTTATCAAACGGGCGACATCGACTACCTTTCTTATCGCTACCGACTAACCGTATGGGGTCAAGGAGACTAACATGCAATACACAATCACCTCGGACACCCTTGTGGTGGCCAACAAGAAAAAAGGCGACCAAGTCGCTGAAAAAGAATTGCTAGAAGCTGGACTCAATATCGCCGCGCTTGTCGGCGGTGGGCACCTTTCAAGCAATAGCCCCATCAAAACACAAGCAGAAGGAGCCGAGTAATGGCCCGTTTAGTCTTAACAAACGCCTTTGTCACTATCAATGGCGTTAATCTTTCAGACCACATCGCTTCAATCACGCTGACCACAACAGACGACGTCATCGAGACAACGGCTTTTGGAACAACAGCCCGCACACGAATCGGCGGTCTTGCGGACAACTCAGTAGCACTCGAGTTCCACCAGGACTACGCAGCGGCAAACGTCGAAGCCACAATCAACGGCTCACCGTCACTTGTTGGCACAACAACTGCAGTAGTCGTCAAGCCAAACGGCGCGACAACAGGCGCAGACAACCCTGCATATTCATTCAGCGCTTTGGTGTCTGAGTGGACTCCACTCAACGGCGCCGTCGGAGAGCTTGCAACCGCATCGGTTACATGGCCAATCGATGGCAACATCACAAAGGCGGTGTCATAAATGGCTCGTATCGTACTGACTAACGTTGCCGTCACTTTCGGCACAACAGATTTATCAAGCTACGTCACTTCTGTCACTTTGGGCACAACGCTCGATGTCGTAGAGACCACGGCTTTTGGCAACACAGCCCGCACACGCGTTGCTGGGCTTGCAGACAACAGCGTCACTTTCGAGTTCAATCAGGACTACGCAGGTGGTGCGCTTGAATCTGTAATCTACCCAACAATCGGCACCTCGGTCTCAATGACTGTGCGTCCAGTTGCTGGCAGCTCACCTGCATACACGTTCAATGCGTTAGTATCCGAATGGACTCCGCTTAATGGCGCCGTCGGAGAACTCGCAACTGCGTCGGTTACATGGCCGATTAGCGGAGTTATTACAAAGTCATAAACCAACAAGGGGGAACAAATGGACGGCTTATCAATCAAGGTTAAAACCACAGACGGCGTCGAGGCTTCATACAAACTGACACCTCGCGTCATCGTGGCTTTCGAGCAGCAATACGGCAAAGGAATGCCAAAGCTGCTCGGTGAAGAGCAAAAAATCGAACACATATTTTGGTTGGCGTGGAAGTGTATGGGTGCGGCTGGCGTTGTTGTCAAGCCGTGGGGTCCAGAGTTCTTGGACACCATCATCACTGCAGAACTCGACGCTGACGAGTCTTTCGGGTCCACCGAGATAGCTTAACCTACACTGTAGCCGCTATCTCGGTGGAAACAGGCATTTCACCGATTGACTTGCTCGATGCCCCCGAGGGGGTACTTGAAGCTATAACTGCCTACCTAAAAGAACGGGCGAAAAAACATGGCTGAGGCCGAAAGCGACATCATTCTTGTAGGAATCGAAGAGACTCTTACCGCTTTAAAGGCTTTTGACAAGCAAGCGGTCAAGAACTTCAATTCGGTTATCAATTCTGTACTTTCAGACGCTGAACGTGCAGCCCGTGGATTTGTAAAGTCTGACCCACCGATGAGGGGCTGGAAAACGACTGAGCCACTTAGACCCAAAAAGACCACTCGCGGTGGTGCGGGCTGGCCTGCCTACAACCAAGGCGTGATTCAGCAAGGCATTCGCAAGACCAAAGCACAAGGCAAAGTCCGAAAAGACTACACGACCAGTGCTGGTGCACTCATCAACGAGTCTGCAGCGGGTGCGATTATCGAAGTTGCGGGCCGCACATCAGGCGGCACTGGCAGCGGCATTCAGTTCATTACAAATCTGACAGACGAGATTAAGAATCCGTCGCGTTTGATTTGGCGGGCTGTAGATGAGCGCAAGAGGTCGGCACAGATGAAGACCTTGGCAGCGCTCGATGACGTCAAAGCCATCTTACAAAAGAACTTAGACAGAGAGCGAGAGTAACACATGGCAGTTGGGGCAGTAATCGCTCGCATTCTCACCCAGTATTCAGACAAGGGCACAAAGGCCGCTGTCAAAGACATTTCGAGAATGGAAAAGCAGTTCGGCAAGTTCGCCGACAAGGCAGCAAAGTCCTTCGGACTTGCGGCTCTTGCGGCTGGTGCTTTTGCAGTCAAGCTTGGCAAAGACTCCGTGCAAGCGGCTATCCGCGCAGAGGCTGAACAGCAGAGACTCAATCAAATCTTGCTCACTACCAACGGCGCTACAGCCGAGCAAGTCAAGATTCTAAACGCGCAAGCTGAAGCATTAGAGAAGGTCGGCGTCGTATCCGCAGGCAACGTCTCTGTCGTGCAGTCACAACTCGCGACGTTCGATTTGCAGGCTTCATCTATTCAGGCATTGACACCTGCGATTCTGGACTACGTGACCGCCGAAAAGGGCGCAACAGCGTCTGCGGACCAGTTCAAGACGATGACAAATGGTCTTGCACAAGCACTCAACGGCCAATTCGGCGCGTTAACTAGGGCTGGCTTCGTGCTTGATGAGCAGACCAAGAAATTGATTTCGAACGGCACAGAAGCTGAACGCGCTGCGGCTATTGTCAAGGTATTGAACTCTACTTACAAAGGATTCAACGAGGAGCTGCGCAAGACTCCAGAGGGTGCGATTATCGCGCTCAAGAACTCATTTGAAAGCATTAAAACCACAATCGGCCAGGCGATGCTGCCCGCGCTTGTGCAGTTCATTGATTATTTACAAAAAGACATTTTGCCACTGCTCCAGAAGTGGGTCGAACTGAACGGGCAAAAGCTTGCCGCGGCGTTCCAACTTGCAATCAGCTACGGCGTAGCATTTGGTAAGCTGATGTTCGAAATATTCTCATTTGTAGCACGCAACACCAAGGTTTTCGTAACACTCGGCGCCGTAATCGCTGCCGCATTCTTTGGCGCAAAAACGGCGGCTGCTGTGGCTGGGCTCATCAAGGGAGTGCAAGCGATTATCAAGGTGATGAAGGCTTTGCGCACTGTTTCACTCGCATCGGCCGCAGCCACAGCACTCGCAACAGGCGGTATTTCCGCTGCAGCAGGTGCCGCCGCATTCGGTGTCGCGCTAGTTGCAATCGGCGTTGCCGCCAACAAGTTCAACAAAGATTCTGACAAAGCAGCCGACGCCATGGGCAAGTTTAAGTTCGATATGAAGGGCGTCAAAGAAGAGACTATTAAGTACAACGCGGCTCTTGACAAGTCCGCGGCTGCGCAAGATGAATTGAACAAAAAGAACAAGAAGCTGAAAGGCATGGACGACCCAATCACCAGAGAGGCTGTCCGCAAGAACTTGCTGAAGCAGTCCAGACTTGGTCTTTCAAGCCCAACTATTTCGCTGCTCGCGTCCGCGGGCCACGGCAACATTGCATCGAACACCACAATGAACGGGGGCAACATCACAGTGAACGTCGCAGGCTCAGTGGTTTCACAGGGCGACCTAGTCAATGGCATCAAAAACGGCTTGGCGACTTTAATGCGCCGCCGTGCTGGTAGCCAGTTTGCGGTTCTATAATGCCAGCTAACGCACCAACGCTCACAGTCGCTTTCGGTATCGGTGGCTCTTTCACCAACGTTAGCGATGACTTGCTGCTTCAAGTTGAAATCAGACGAGGCCGCCAATACCAGAATGACTTTTTAGAGTCTGGCACTGCGGATATCGTACTGAACAACCAGTCGGGCGCTTTTGACCCGAGCAACACTTCAAGCCCGTGGTACAACACCCTTGTTGCTGGCATGCAAGTACGCATCACTGCGAACAGCACTGTCATCTACACTGGATTTCTCGAGAACAACGCAGTAAACCAAGGCATCTACCCAACCGTTTCACTCACTTTCGTGGACGGCTTGGCTCAAATCGCTAAGGCAATCGCACCAGCTCTGGCTACTAGCCAATTCCAGGAGACTGCAGCCCTTCGTGCAGCTCGCGCTCTAGACCTTGCCGACTGGACTGGTGGTCGCAGCTTGACTGGTAGCACTGTAATGCAAAAGACCAAACAAAATATGAGCTGTCTCGAAATGCTTGAACAATGCGCGAACTGTGTGGGCGGTCGTTTTTACGTTAGCCGCACAGGTGTCGCGACTCTTGTGGGCATCGCCAACAAGTTCACACGCCCAACCAGACTCTTGTTCTCTGACCAAGGCGATGCCAACAGTGTCGGCTACGATGGCATCATCACCAACCCTGGCACAGACTACGTTTACAATGAAGCAATCGTTTTCAGAGGCCCAAAAAGGACACAGAAAACGGCCCGCTTCTCGTCCAGCGTTTCGACCTACGGCTTAAAGTCAAAAAAGCTCGATGCTCCAGTCTTTGATGATACTGCAGCCGCCAACCTCGCGCTTTATGCGGCCCGCAAAGACGCAGATGCTGTGGTGCTAGCTGAGCAGATTGACTTCACGGCTATCGGCATCGGTGCACTCGCAACCGACATGCTTGAAACTGAATTAAATGACTTGGTGCAGGTGAAGCGTTTGACTTACGACGGACGCAACATCACAATCAACTGCGTGGTCGAAGGCCTTGCGCACTCAATCACTGCCGACAACTGGCGCGTCAGCTACTTCACTTCTGTAGTTGACCCTTACACTATTACACTCTAGGGGGAGCGATGCCACTTTGTCCGCAAATCGCAATAACACCAGTCACCGTCACCACTACAGGCATGACTCAGACTTCTATCATTCCAATCGTGGCAGCCACAACTGAGGAGACTGACGAACTCCAAACCGAAATCAACACGATTGAAGCATCTGTCAACGGCAAGAACCACATCTACCGCCAACCGACAGCTCCCGACGGCTCTGTTTTCCCGCTAACCGAGGGCGACGTTTGGTTCGACACAGACGACGGCAACAAGCAGTATTACTGGACAGGCACAGCATGGGTTTCAGTGCAAGACCTTGGAATCGCAGCGGCAGAAACAGCGGCAGCGGCAGCAGAAGCCGCGGCAGCGGCAGCAGTCGCAGCGGCAGCGGCAGCACAAACAACAGCCGACGGCAAAAACCGCATCTACCGCCAAACCACACAACCAACTGGCGGCACCTACGTCGAGGGCGACCTTTGGTTTGATACTGATGACGACAACAAGTTCTATAGGTTCACCAGCGGCTCTTGGTCGGGCTTTACTCTTGGCGATGGAGCGCTTGCTTCGATTTCTGCCAATAAACTGACCGCGGGCACCATCGATGCTTCGGTTATCACGGTTTCAAATATTAACGCTGGCAACATCTCGACTGGCTCACTCGCAGCAGACCGCATCTCTGCCAACAGCATTACTGGTGGCAAGCTCGCGGTTGGCACAATCGAAGCGGTCTCAATCGCTGCAGGTACTATCACTGGCGCCAAAATCGCAGCTACAACTATCACCGCCAGCAATATCGCAGTTGCCACAATCACCGCGGACCAAATTGCAGGTGCCACAATCACTGCGGCTGAAATCGCTGCAGACACAATCACCGCGGCCGAAATCGAAGCTGGCTCTATCACTGTGGACCGCTTGAGTGCGGGCACGTTGACTGCTTTTACACTTCAGACTTCGGACGGCGCTCGCCGTGTCACAGTTTCTGCAAGCACAAACGCCATTTCATTCCGAGAAGCCAACTCTGTTGTCGGTTTTGTTGGTCCAGCTTCAATCTCTGGCGTCATTATGCACTACGGTTCCAGTTTTAATGCTGGTGCCACAGCTTACCCACACGCATACGTTAGTTCTGGGGGAGCGCAGATTGCGTTCAACTCAACTACTTACGTTATTTGCAACTCTACTGGTGTGCAACTAAGCGGCGACGTTTACACACTGGACGCCTTTTACAACCAAGACCCATCTACCAGCGCAAACGTTGCCAATACCCGCATGGACACCAATGGTCGCACAAGACGCAGCACGGCTTCGAGTGCACGCTTTAAAGAGGACATCACAGACATCGCAAACGTGCCAGACATGGCCCCCGCGAAGTTGCTAGACATACCGATTCGCGCTTTCAGGTTTAGGTCTGACTACCTCGACCCTACCGACAACAGAGCGGGTATGTTGGTGCCAGGTTTGGTTGCAGAAGAGGTGGCCGAGCACTACCCAATCGCGGCAGACCATAGCGATGGGCTTGTTGAAAACTGGAACGAGCGTTTCATCATTCCTGGCATGCTGGGGCTGATTCAGGATTTGCACGCTCGAGTTGAAACGCTGGAGAACAAATGAGCAACTACTTAGTCGGATTCAATGACGACGGCACTTTAATCACAGAGCCTGTGACAGCGCCAGACAAAGAGCAGGCAAAAACAGAGGCGCAGCCGCTTCACCCAGACTTGCCGATTATTTTCGTAAAATGGCTAAAACAAGGGGGCACAGAATGAAAGAAACGACACAACTCGACATCAACCTGGTAATCGCGTCACTGCGAGAGCAGATTGGACTGCTAGCGCTTGACAAGGCGATGCTTACTGCACGACTTCAAGAGCTGGAAAAGACAAATGACACTGCTGAGTGAACTGGTACCAGTAGTCCGAACAATAGACGACAGCGTGGACGCAACCGAAGCGCTGGGCTTCTTACAGGAGAGAAATGACACCAACCGACTGGGCCGCCCTCATCGTTTCGATAGCGGCAATCGTGGGGGCTTTTTCAGGCTTAGTTAGATGGCTTGTTAAGCATTATCTCGTAGAACTTAAACCCAACTCTGGCTCGAGTCTGTGAGATTCTGTTGACAGATTGGAGCGCCAGGTTGAAGAAATCTATCGCATTCTTCTTACTCGCAATAACCCTTAGTGGCTGTGCGCAGTACCAAGGCTGGGTTAGATACCCGTGTCAAGAGTTCGAGAATTGGGAAAAGCCAGAGTGTAACCCGCCACAGTGCATTCCCACAGGCACTTGCACCAAAGACATACTCCCCGAGGTGACAAATGGCTAGACAAAGGTTTACCAACGAGGAGCTCAAAGCGAGATTAATCGTTTTTATCGGCACCATACTGGCGCTGGTGTTCTTGGGTTCAGTTTTTGGCATCTTGTGGGCGCTCATATTCGTGACACAGCCACTTGGTGAGCAAGCACCAAACGACAGAGCATTTATTGAACTGCTTACTACGCTGACCGTCTTTTTGACTGGCAGTTTGGGTGCAGTGCTTGCAAGCAACGGTCTCAAAGACAAAGACAAACCAGAAAAGGACACCAAATGAAACAAACAAAGAAGCTAGTCATTCGCCTTGCGGCGGTTTTCTACGTATCTGCACTCGGTACAATCGGTGCGGGTTCGCTTTTCGGTATTGAAGCAGCTACAATGGCTGGAATCGCGGGTTTGCTTGCAGTCGCAAAAGTCGGCGAATCGCTTGCGAAGGCCTATGTTGCAGATGGCAAGCTTAGCAAAGACGAAATCGAAACTGCATTCAACGAGACCAAGGGCAAGAAATGAAGAAACTAACTGAGATTGCAGACGGGTACGTCGGCTATACAGAAGGCCCAAACAACGACACGACCTTTGGCAAGTGGTACAAGCTAAACAACCAGCCATGGTGCGCAATGGCCGTTTCTAAGATATTCCATGAAGCAGGTCTTATCAAGGCAGTGTCGCCTAAGAACAAGACAAAGGGCTTTGCATCTTGCGATGAGTGGCTCAAGTATCTTGCGGCCAACGGCCAGCTGGTGCCAATCGGTCAGGCCAAGCGCGGCGACATTGTCTTTTTCCAGTTCGATGAGGACAAGCAACCAGACCACGTCGGAATCGTGCGCTGGCACAACACCAAACTGAAGTACATGAAGGTCTGGGAAGGCAACACAAGCGCCGACGCCAAGGGCAGCCAATCAAACGGTGATGGCTTCTATATCAAAAAGCGCAAGTACTCGCTCATCATGGCGGTCGCTCGACCAAGCATTTAAATACACACAAAGAAACCCCCACCACCTGCGCAAACCAGGTGGTGGGGGTTTTTCTTTATTTTTTCGCGGTGAAGTTACGCAGCGCCCGATTTATTACCTCGGACACCGTGGTCTCATCGCGTTTCGCCTGAACTTTAGCCGCCTTCCACAGCTTGTCGTCCACGCGAACGGTGCGAATTGGTGTTTCGTTCCCCATTTATTTGTCCCCCAGTAAGCATTCTGTCATTGAACCCCAGCAGTAGCCGTCTCCGACCCACCACAAGTGCCCAACCACGTAAAACACAGCCACAGCGGCTGCTAATATCAAAAGAGCACGGAACTGTTTTTGGCGCTTTGTCAGCTTCATCGTATCTCCCTAATGAGCGAAATCAGAGTCGCGGCCCAAATATGAAAATCGCGTTGGTCTGGGTTCTTGTTTGCTTGCTGGAAATGCCACTCCATCAGCTTCTTCAAGTCCTTGTTCTCGCTTGCCTTAATCACTCGGCCACCGTCCAGCCCGAGTTCCAAACCGAGTTGTAGAAGCGGGCAACCGCCTCTTTCTCGTTAATCCCGTAGAAAGTCGTGATTTCGACCCAAGTGTCGTGCCCGTTTGTCACTGGCGCCGACACCTGCCATGCACCCTTGTTAGTGTGTACTATGTTCAT